TGTGCCTATTCACGATATCTTACAGAATGTATTTTTCAGTGTACCAAGTCAAACGTTTTATTAGCGTTTAACAAAAGTGACGCTGAGTTGTCAACATTTTTCGCTAAGTACAAAGATCAGTACACAAGCGAGAAGTACACAAATATAAACTGTGATTTTAGTGAAATGGACACTTCTCACACAAAAAGTATGTTAGAATTGGAGCTTGAGTTGTTCGGTTTGATGGGTGTAAATCATAAAATTATTGATTTCTACGCACAAATGCGCACGGAATGGTGTAACATGTATCAATGCAGTGAAGGTATATCAATGTTACACGGTCTTTACATGCAACATTCAGGACAACCACTTACGATAACCGGGAACACTATATTGAATATGGCTGTACTAGGTTATGCGTACCGATTCGATGACATACTATATGCTGCGTTTAAGGGTGATGATTCCCACATACGCGCTAAAAAAGTAACCGCTGTACGAGGAAGGAAAGCTGCGATATACGAAGAGCACGGGTACAAGCTGAAGATCAGCTTTGAAAAAGTATCTGAATTCATCGCTAACTTCGTTACACCGTATGGTTTCTTTCCAGATGTTGTACGCAGATCTGTCAAAGCGGTTAGTAAGATCTATGAAAATGAGGAATCTTGGGAGGAATCACGTGTTAACCTGAAAGAAGTACTAAGTATGGTTAACTCTGCTGAGAAATACAAGATTGGCGTTGATTGCGCTGCAATTCATTACAGGGATAAAGGGGTGGCTATTAATGCAGAACAGGTGGGTCTATTGTACCAATACCTAATACAATTGAGCGAAACCGATTATAAGGACGCTGAATTTATTCAGGCTACTGACAGACTCACCTACTCTGATAATTATCAGAGCAAGTGAGTCCACCTTTTTCTAATTAAATAATATACTACACCATATTATAACTCCACATCCTTTATAACATAATGAATTCCACACCTCAATTAGTAGACAATAGCATGAATTTTGACCCAATGTCTGATTCAACATCTATGCCAGAGCAATCACACGGAAAAGCTTTAACACCATCTCAAGCATTCGTGTGTAAGGTCACGCATCCCCCAACAACTGTTCCGGAATTTTCGGGATTACCAACTCAGGATGCAAGAACACAAGTGGTTTATAACATGCGCAACATCGACGTGTTAAAAACACCTGTTACCTTTGACTATGGCACAGGCAAATTTGCGTCTAATTCATGGGCAGATCACAACGACTATTCCATAATAGTCCCCACAGGCGCTCGCATTAAATGGTTCGGTTGCTGTTACACCTATACAGCTGGAACTGGTTTAACCGGCACTTACATACAAGATGTCGGTAATGTTGGTGTGCAGGATAATTTTGAATTTCAAAATTGGTCTAATACTGTCAATCTGTACAGACCCTGCTACAAATCCATCACCATGTATCCTAATGTAACGGCTTTCAACAACCAAGGTATTGTTTCAGTACAACAATTTAATCCCAACATATTGTTTTCTGGTTCATTATCTTCAATGTCATATGAACAACCAAAAATGTTTAATATGGCATTGGATCATTTGTACAGCGTCAAAGGTGATGATTTATTTTTCACCAGCGAAACTCACAGCGATTTCCATCATGCACTTATTGAGAACTGGTTCAAAACACGCAAATTAAGATCACGCGGTTTGAATCTAGATCCCAACAATTTTCTCCAGATTATCAACATGGGTAAAGTTGGCTATGATAGTGATGCAGTATCACTTGTGCCAACCCCATCACAGATTGCTCAAAATTCTATGCGATCATATCAGGATAAATTTATCAACGGTGCATTCGTTGTCAGTCGCGTCAACACCTTATCACCAAAGTGGATGTCTGGTTCCAACACCCAGTTATCCACCAAAGGATTGTATGAATGCTGGTCCTATACCATCGGACATGATGATGCCGCTCATCTAACACAGCTTCTTGATCCAGCAAACGCAGGTAGTTCTACTGCACCAGTGATGCTTGATACTCTGTGGACATCCGATATGACATGGCAAATCATTCGTATGCAGGGTATCAGTCCTAACATGGTCACTCCCTCCGACAACAACAGTGCAACCGTTTCACCTATTGCTATCAAACACTATTATGGTATTGAAGCACAGCCAGTATGGAATGGCCCGTGGAATGGTATTGCACGCATGTCACCTAAACCATCATTGTCAGAAATGCAGGCTTTAATGGATACTTTCTATGAAATGCCTGATGGTATGCCAGCGAAGTATAATGCACTTGGTGCATTTCTGCCCTTTCTTGCGTCAGCATTGCCACACGCTCTCAGTTTCGTTAAAGACCTTATCGCCAACAAGAAGTCAGAAGCTAAAGGAACTGTCGCAATTCCCACAACCACCAAGCGAGAAAGAGCTGCCACAAAACCCATTTCTAACAACAGTGACAAACAAACAATTGCAAAATTGCAACGACAAATCGCAAATATGCAAATTAACAACCAACCAACCAACAAACGTAGTAACAAGCGCAACAAAGCTCGTCGAGGAAAGCCGATTCCAACCATGGTTTTCGAAAGATCTAAACGATGAGTACACAATGCTTTATAGTATACACACCACTACGAATCCTATGGGTAACCTACCAGCGTACAACACAGGTTTTTATCATTTGAAACATTTTGAAGAACATCTTGCACAATTTTTGAATGATATCCATATTGATCTAGAGTCTTATGTTG